GAGTTGGCCCAAACCCTCAAAGACAAGACCGCAGCACTCCGAAAGGCAAACAATGCTATTCAAGCCAAGAAGACTGATACTTTTAAGCGCATTGACTCTGGCGAGTTGCGCTTCCCCTCCACCTGTAGTGTTCAAGCCAGTTCAGATGCCGGAACTGCCGGAGGAGATACAAAAGATGGAGCCGAATCTGAGCGACAAGCTCTTAAAGATATTGCAACCATCGCAGCAGACGGCGACCTCGCCATCACCCGCCTCAACGCCTGCATCGACCAATACCAAGCAGTAAAGGACAAGGTCAATGTTAAACAGTGATCAACTTCAAAAGCTGGGTATCAGCCCCGCGTGGGTTGATGGCTTGAACAAGACCTTTGAGCGGTTCCACATCGCCACGCCCAAGCAACAAGCCATGTTCATTGGCCAGTGCGGCCACGAGTGCGCCAACTTTAAGATTCTGGAAGAGAACTTGAACTATAAAGCGGCCACTCTTATGCGGCTGTGGGATAAACGCTTTCCTACTCAAGAAATTGCTAATCAGTATGCAGGAAACCCAAAGAAAATTGCCAACATGGTTTACGCGAACCGAATGGGCAACCGTGACGAAGCTTCTGGCGACGGGTTTCGTTTTCGAGGGCGGGGATGCGTTCAGCTTACCGGCCACGCAAATTATTATCACGCGGGACAAGCGCTCGGGTTCGACTTCGTCATGCACCCCGAACTCATCGCCACCCCAGAATACGCAGCCCTAACCGCTGGATGGTTTTGGGACACGCACAAGTTGAACGCCCCGGCCGAGGCTTGGGACTTCATCAAATGCACAAAAATTATTAACGGTGGCACAATTGGCCTTGAAGAACGCCGTAAACACGCAGAACATGCGCTTGCTGTTCTCACCTCCTAATGGGAAAATAAGGTATGACCACACCAAGCTTTGTCCTCACCTATGATTCCCTGACGAGTACCGTCCTTCAGTACTTGGAGCGGAAAGACCAAGCGGTCGTTAACTTCATCCCCACAGCCATTTCTTTGGCTGAGTTTGAGATCGCCCAAGAAATCAAAACATTGGGCCAACTGGAAGTTGTTGATTCAACCCTCCAAGCTGGTAGCGCAGTTATTCAAAAGCCCGCACGTTGGCGCAAGACTGTGTCCATGACACTGGTGGACGGTTCTGGCAACAAACAGCCCTTATTGCTGCGCAAACTAGAATACCTAAACAACTACTGGCCCGTGGTGAGCGCAACCGCACAGCCGCTGTATTACGCCGACTACGACTACGACCATTGGTTTGTGGCGCCTACACCTGATGCGGCATACAGCTTTGAGGCTTTGTGCTACACCCGACTCCAGCCGCTGGACTCAAACAACCAAACCAACTGGCTCACACAGAATGCACCCAATGCCATGCTGTTTGGCACATTGAAACAAACAGCCCCATTCTTGAAGAACGATGCTCGACTGGCTCTGTGGAGTCAGATGTTTACCGAAGCATTGAACGCCCTCAAGACCGAAGACGTATCCCGCGTTGGCGACCGTTCTGCGGTGGCTGTTGACAGTTAAGGCAAACCATGACCACATATACATCGCCATTTACTGGCCAGACGATTTCACCGAGCCAAGTCTCTTACGAGTCGCTGACGATCAGCGCTAACACGCCCTTGTCGTGGCCCATCAACGGCAACAACACGGTTGTTTCGGCCAACATCATTGACGTGACTGCCACAATCGGCGGTGCGGTTTTCCGCGGAACAATCTCAGGCGTGACCTTGACTGTGACCTCTGTGACCTCTGGAACGATTGCCGTGGGTCAAGTGATCACCGGAACGAATATCGCTTCAGGAACGACCATTACAGCCCTTGGAAGCGGTTCTGGCGGCACAGGCACATACACCATCAGCATCTCGCAAACTATCGGCACGGCTGAGACAATCACCGCCAATGCTTTGCTCTTGGAGTTGCCACCGGCCACTCAGGTGTCGACCGGCCAAGCCATTATTGTGCGCAACGTCGGCTCTTTCACCTTCACAGTGTCTGACAACTCAGGCAACGCTGTAGTGTCTATTGCACCCGGCATTGCGTATTACATCTGGCTGACAGACAACACGACTGTGAATGGCGTGTGGACTGAAGTTCAATTTGGTGCTGGCACATCGGCTGCTAATGCAGCTACGCTGGCTGGGTATGGTTTGGATGCCATAGGCAATACGTTGAACACCACCACACCTTTGGTGGCCTATTACACCAATGCTACTTTGAGCGCTAATGCTCAGTCTCAATTGTCGGTATGGGAGGGCGGTGCTGGCACGATTACTTTGCCGAGTGCTTCAAGTGTTGGCGCTAATTGGTTCACCATCATTAAGAACAACGGCACTGGAATTTTGACGGTTCAGACCTCTGGTTCGGACACGATTGATGGCGTTTCAAATTCAACTCAGTTGCAAATTGCCGAATCCTTTGCGCTGGTATCTGACGGCACATCCATATACAACTCTTGGGGCTATGGCCAAAGCGCAATCTTCTCGTTTACGCAAGAGCAAATTTCGGTCACCGGCGCAGGTGCCACGATCACTTTGTCTTCGAGCCAAGCCTCTTACACCCTTCAAGAATACTCTGGTGTCCTGAGTCAAAACACGAACGTGGTTGTTCCTTCCACGGTTCAGTTCTACGTTATCACCAACAACACAACTGGTTCATACACGCTGACTTTCAAGACAAGCGTTGGCGGTGGTGCAACAACAACTATCCCCAACGGCTCAACCGTTGCGATGGTGTGCGATGGCACAAACGTCTATGCTGTTTCGACTGTGTCTAACAACGTCACCTCGCTGACCTTGAGCGTGGGATCATCGACTAACCCCTCGCTGAACTTTGTGGGTAACCTGACAACTGGTTTTTATTTGCCCAACTCAAACCAAGTGGGTATCACAATCAACGGCTCTGAGCAGGCTTACTTCAGTTCAACTGGACTGACCGTGTTTGGCGGTATCAGCGGGGGCACATTTTGACCTCTAAAGTCATAGCCCTACAAATCCCGCCGGGTATACAGCGGGATGGAACTCAATTTGCTGCGCCGTCCTATGTCGACGGCGAGTGGGTGCGTTTCCAACGTGGCTTGCCCAGAAAGATTGGCGGCTACACCGGCGCATTCTTGAACGCTTCGGGCATCTCTCGTGGTCTTACCATGAGCGCCTCAAACGGCCTCAACTACATCATCTCGGGCTACAGCGCAGGCATTCAACAATGGGTCACCAACAACGTGACGGCCATTGGTACTGGGCCAACACCTTTCTCCTTGAGTTCATCGTTCACCCCAAACGCCAATAACTTGTGGCAGTTTGACATTGGTTGGGACTCAACCGGTGGGAATGCTCTTCAGTTGATCGCCCACCCCGGACAGAATCTGAACTTCATCTCAAGCACCGTCAATACACGTCCTTTGTTCGGGCCGTTTACTGGTACAACTCTGGCGCCAGTTGGTGTGTTTACGGCCGCAGGGACAACAACAAATACGCTGAAAACCGTCACGTTTGCCACCACCATTGCTGGCATCGGGCCGGGTGTGACCGTGACAGGAACTGGCATCCCTGCCAACACTTATGTGGTGTCTGCCAACACTGTAGCCGGTGTCTGGACGGCAACTTTGAACAACGCCGCCACCGCATCCGGCACGGTGACATTGACCTTTGACAACAACATCTCCGTGTCCGGCGGTGTTGTGATGCTTTATCCCTATTTGTTCGTGTACGGCAACAACGGGCTGATCCAAAACTGTGCGGCTGGCGACTTTACCAACTGGACAAGTGCTGACTCAAACGCCAACAACGTAGCCTCTACAAAGATCGTAAAGGGGCTTCCAGTTCGTGGTGGTACTACATCACCCTCTGGGCTGTTTTGGTCGCTGGATTCGGTTATTCGTGTGTCCTACGCGCCCCAAAACGTGGGCACATCTACGCTTTACTGGCGGTATGACTTGCTGACCCAACAAAGTTCGATCATGTCGTCCAGTTCCGTCATTGAATACGACGGAATTTACTACTGGTGCGGCGTGGATCGGTTCTTGATGTACAACGGCACGGTTCAAGAAATTAAAAACGACCAAAACTTGAACTGGTTCTTTGACAACGTCAACTTCAGCCAGCGTCAAAAGGTCTGGTGTACTAAGGTTCCACGTTGGGGCGAGATCTGGTGGTTCTACCCCCGCGGTGACGCCACAGAATGCACCGACGCAATCATCTATAACGTGCGTGAATCACAATTGACCGGCAAACCGGTGTGGTACGACGCTGGATCTGCGCCCGGTGCCCGTCGCTCGGCCGGTATCTTCACCGAAGTGTTTCCCAAACCAATTTGGGGCGGCACAGACGCTACTCCGATTGTTTCGTTCCAAGGCTCGGTGAGCGGTACGACGTTGACCGTCACCGCCATGAACTATGGAACCATTTTTGTGGGCCAGATTCTGCAAGGTCTTGGCGTCTTAGATCAAATGGTTATCACCGCTCAAGGAACTGGAACCGGTGGCACTGGCACATACACCGTCAACAACCCCACAGGAACGGCCGTAGGGGCCACAACTTTGTATGCGAATGGCTATACAGTGTGGCAACACGAAACCGGCACAGATCAGGTTTATTTGACGAACGTCGATGCGATCTATTCGATGTTTGAGACACCAAGCCTTGGTGGTTTGGCTGGCTTGGTTGGCTCAACTCAACAGCCGGGTGACAACAACTGGACTCGCTTAGAGCGTATTGAGCCTGACTTTGTTCAAAATGGACAAATGGATGTGATTGTTACAGGCAAGGGTTATGCCGATGAAACGGATCAGCCCTCTCTTCCATACAATTTCGATCCCACCACTTTGAAAATTGACATGCGTGAACAACGTCGTGAAATGCGGTTGCGTTTTGAGTCGAACACGTTTAATGGGAATTACCAAATGGGCAAGATCATCCTCAGTGTCGACACCGGCGACGTGCGCGGCACCGGCAATCCTTAAAGGGGAATAAATTGGTCACATACGATCCCCGCGGAATGACTTGGGACACCTACTGCAAACTGATGGAGGAGTTGTTTGCTCCGAATCAGCTTGGCCATGTTGACGAAGAGCATTGGATGGACTGGGTCGACGGGTTAAACGGTATCGGTTACTTCACGCAGTCGGGCATCCCTGATGCACGTCAGTTCAGTGATTGGCGTGGTTGGGCAGAAGCTATGTGCGGAATTATGAGCATCACGGGGTAAATATGCGCGGAACTACAATTAACAGAGCATATTGCTGTGCATTTTGTTGCAGATCATATACGCCTCCGCTATCCAATCCGATTGTTACTGGTGGTGCCGCCACCACTTCGGCTGGTGCTTTGCCTGCGGTGACGCCCGCACCTGCTCCCGCACCCGCTCCTGCTCCTGCTCCTGCTTCGCAGTACGGCAATATGTCTTCGCTCGGCTGGAGCAACTTAACCCCTGATCAGATTGCCAACATCGGCACATACAGTGAAACAATTCCCGGCCTGCAGGCGCAGTACAGCTACAATGGAAACTTGATTGGCTACAGCGGAGGCCAAAACGGGTTCACATACGACACGCAAGGTCGGATTACAAGTGGTCTTGACAATAATTACGGATACAGTGTTGACCCCAATACAGGCAACATCACAAGTAAGACAGCGGTGGGGGGTGGTGGCGGTGGGTTTTTTGGTGGAGGTTTGGGTGGAATTCTGGGTATTGGCGCAATGTTGCTTGCCCCTGAGTTATTGCCTGAGTTACTAAGTAGTGGCGGCGCAGAGGCTGGCCTTTTAGGTGCTAGTGATTATGCTGCCGGTACAGCGGCCACCCAAGCCGCTCTCGCCGATGCTGGAATTGGCACCGGTATAGATGCCGCAACGGCCGCTGGCGCTGGAGCGGGTGCTGCTGATGCTGCCGCCAGCCCATTGTCAAACCTTAACTTGATGCCTTCCGATCAGGCGATCAATAATGCCGCACTAAAGACTGGTTTGTCTTTGGCATCTGGCCAAGACCCCACGAAAGCCCTCGAGAGCGGTGCTTTGGGTCTTGTTGGCGGTGTGGTTGGAAGTAACGTCAGCAACTTGGTGTCCCCGACTATTTCTTGCCTTGTCTGTCAGAATAAAGGCCTTACAACTGGGCTTTCAAATACCATCGGCTCAACAGTCGGCAATATGGTGACTGGTGCCAGCCCAACCAATGCGTTGATCAGCGGTATTGGTAGCGGTGTTTCTTCTGGGCTTGGCCAGAATGGGGCAAACTTATTGTCAGCACCTTTGGCGGGTGCTGCTGGTGCCGCCACTTCTGCTGCTTTGAAGGGTGCAGACCCAACACAAATTTTGACCAATGCTGCAATCGGCGCTGGTAGCAACTACGTTGGCAGCCAGATCAGCGGCGCATTAAAAGATTTAGCTGGCAATCCTACCGCCGGTCAAACTGGCGGTATTGGAACTATGAACAGTTCCAGCTTGAATCCAGACAATGGAAGCGCTGACACCACAATTCCAAGTGGCGGACTTCCATCAACCACAGTAGCCTCTAATGATCCACTGGCTGGAACTGGTCTAACCACTGATGCCAATGGAAATCTGGTGTTCTCAAACCCCAGTTTAACTGC